CTACCGTAAATTGTAACACCCTGTGGTATTGTTTCAGATGCCATTGTATTACCATTATAACTGCCCACACCATAACCATTAGTAGTGTCTGTAGGTGTTAATGCGTTAAAAACAGTATCCTCTAACATTGTAATTGCTACGAATGTACCTGAGTGAACCTCTGTATCTGAAATAAATTTAGCACCAACTTGACCTAGTGCTATATTGGTTGCTTCATTTACTTGATATTTATGTATACCTGCCATCTTGTTTCTCCTATCTTATGCCTTACCGAGCTTGACAATTCTCATGGGCATATCGGTTATCTAAAATTAACTGGGACTACTGCCCTAGTGCCTCCAGTTTTGTTTCTTTTTCTCATTCCAAATCTTGCAACGGAATCTTTAAAATTCTTTTCATGCATAGCCGCCATTTGCATAGCTGTTTGAACAATACCCGGTTCTAAAACCCTGCCAGCTTTATCCATATATAAACATTTTTTAACAAAGTCAACTACTGCCTTATGTAAACTATTATCTAAATCTATATCATCATTAATAGTTCTAACTTTATTAGGGTCTCCATAAAAATGAATTAACAACCCATCAGTAACAGATTCAGATATAGCTTTAAAATTTTTACGTGGTACAGTTCTTATACCACCAGCTGTATCAATATTAGTTATTAAAGCTAACTTGTCACCTTGAATAAAATATCTAGCTGAAGAATCTGGGTATTTTATATTACTTGCCATTACTTACTATCTGGTTCTGTTATTGCAACCTCATTTGAGTCTGCATCCATTAATAAAATGTTTTTATCTAATAGTCTTGGGATTTGAATATAATCGCCTTCACTATCCATTAAATCTACTCTAAAAATCTTATTAGCTTCAAGTTTATTTCCACTAGAATCTTCTGCATCATCACCTATTTTATAAAACATTTGGTCTGCTACTGTACTTATTTTAGCTTGAATTTGTTTTGTACTATATACACCAATCTCAACTAATGCATCATTAACAAGACTTATTAAATAACTTTCAGGTACATTTGGAAAGACTTGACGAACCATACTTAAAATATTTTTTACGTTTAATTTATGTACTGCCATTATTATCCACCTTTTGTTAACCTAGATAAACCAACTTTATAATCTTCTTTTAATTGACTTATAATTGGTATATATAATTCTATATCTTCAGAGTCACTATATAATGCTTCTAAACTTTTAATTGCAGCATAAATAACAACTAAATATTCTGCTTCATCTGGAAATATTGATATATTACTATCACTATAAGCAACAGCTGGATGTTGAACTTCTGAATATGTAACAGCACCACTAACAGGTATAACATCTATAGTATTGTTTTCAATAAAATATACAGGGTCAGTTACAGATGCATAATCCATATCATCTGAATCTAAAACTCTACCCTTGTAAGAACTATCTATTTGCCTACAAGGTTGTTTAATATCTCCATCATTTCTAAATACATTTAATACCTTGCCAGTATTTAATGTATCTGGTGTTCCTGAAGTAAATGATTGCTCTGCTGAACAAAGTGGTAATAAATGTTTAGGAAGATGATTTATAATTTCTTTTGCACCATCTGTAAGGTATTGAGTTAACTGCCCCTGAGTAGGAACAGTGCCACTATTACCTATAGAAATAGAAGCTAATGATTCTACTTGTGCTTCAAAATCCATTATGCACTCGCTATAAAGACTTCAACACTAACTGCATTACCACCGGGGTTAACCTGTATGCTTGTCACATCAGCCATTGTACCAAAACTAGGACTAGTATCTGCTTCAGATAACATTAAAGCATCAGCACTACCTAATATATGACTTTGACCAGCACTTAACTTTACTTGATATAAAGTAGCCGCTCCTACAATAGCTATTTCAATAGCATTAGAACTATCTAAATTAGTTATTCTCATATACTTTGAATCTTGAACATCAATAGCACCAGCCGAATCATTTACAGTACCAGCAAATACTGCAACTGTTGTTGTTTGGCTAGCCGGACAAGTAACAAGTCTTTTGTATATTTCATTAATACTAGATATTTCTAATGTTCTTTTAGAACCATAGTCTTGATTCTCTAGTATTACATCTTCTTGTATTTTAACTTTTAATGTCGCCATTATTTATCCATATCTTAAAGACTTCTTTTTTAAATAGTCTTTGTTTTTCTTTTGCCAAAAATTATTATTTGATTTTTGTCTATTTTTAATAGAAGAATCAATACTTTTATCCATACTTTGAGAACTAAACTCTATATCAGTTCTTTTACCAATAGCTGTTCTCATGTACATATTTGTAGTAAATACGCTTTCACTAGCTTTCTTACCACAACTTTTACAATAGAACCAACCCTCTGGGTTTGGATAATTACAATGTATACATTCTTTCATAATTCTTTTAATATTTCGGGAGCTGCCTTTTTTTGACAGCCCCCACAGTTAAATACTGTTATCCTTATTTATTCGGATTATGCAGCAGTTATTGCAGCATCAGCCTTTGTTTGACCAGAGACGTAATAGTTTTGACCATCACACCAAATATCAATAAAATCACCTTGAACGGCAACTCCATCTTTAAAAGATATAGTGGTACAACCTGCACTGTAAACACCATCATCAGCTGTATCTACTTCCAGCTCATTAATACCATTTACGATAATAACATCTGTATCAGCAGAAGCTTTCTCTACTACGGTATAATCAGCACCTGAAGGAGCGGCATCAACGACAATCTTACAGTACCAACCAATGCCAGCGTCAGCAACAGAAGGTAAGGTAACAGCAAATTCAGTAGCTGAATTTAGCTTAAATATCTTACCACTGTCTAACTCTTGCATTGAGTATGCAGCTACTAATGATTGAACTTTCTTCTTATGAGAATAAGAAGAACTACTGTTTTGTTCTAAATAAGCACCTTTAGCCATAATTATGCATCCTCTATGTTTAACAAAGCGTGAGATTCTGGAAGTGAGATTTCAAGACCTGCTTCTGTTAGAATCATGTCTTTTCTCAAGTCCTCATCAGCACCTTGTACGTTACTCATGATATGCGTATCACGATTTAAACCGTTACCAACAAGTGGTCTGTATGATACATTATCCAAGTCAACTAAGCATAAAAATTGAGAAGCTATGTTACGGAAAAGTGGCTCTTTTACAAGTGCCAAACCACCGTGAATAGTATCAATCTTCATTACATCATGACCAAAAGAACCTTGTGCTCTTTCAATCATATACCTAGATTGGCTTTGAATGCTCTTATCAATAAAACCATCTTTCATCTTATTAAAATAAGATATAACTGGTAATCCAGCTAAAGCTAGTTTATCTTTAGAACCACCACGAGCTGGGTCATAAAGAACTTCAAAGTCACCTAATAGTTCGTCATAAGTGAACTCACCAGTAGCATATGTTTTATGATAAGCCAAGCCCTCATTATATACTAAATGGTCTCCTCCAGAAGTATTATCACCAGTGTCTTTTACATTAGCACCACCAACATTAGCCATAATATGACCAACAATACCTTCAGAGTACTGAATACCACCTAAACTAGCACGTTGACCAAAGAGCATTGCTCTTTCAATATCAATCTTATGCTCTCTTAACTTTAAGTTCCAAATCCTTGCCCACTCATCTGCATAACCTCTATACCTAGTAGCCATAGCGGTATTAGACATCTCACAAGCTGTTTTAAAGATTTGAGTAAATCCAAAGTCGTCATCTAACTCTTGAGAGAAGACATCAGGAGAACCTGAACCTTGCTCAAAAGAAGTACCAATAACTTGACATTGAACATTAGTAGATGAACCATTAATGTCAGTTGCTGTTGGCTCAGTTAACCACTTAATAGTGATACTTCTGCCATCAGGACTAACATTCTCAATACGACAGTTGGCGTGATTTTTTTCACCGCCACCAGTCGAAACATCTACCATAATTACCATACCTTTTAACAGAAAAGATACTCCAGTACTACCACCAGAAGTAGTAGCTACTGTCCAGTCTTCAACTGCACCAACAACTGTTGCAGCTGCATCTGTTTGCATGAAGAAACTTCTATCAGTCATAGCAATTTTGCTTCTGTCTTCTAAAAATCTAAACTGTGAGTCGGTAGTTGGAACTTTTCCTACTTTTGACAAGTAGACGAAAAATGGAGACTCATCGGGAGCAAGGTCTGCAACCCTGTCACTAAAGTCATATAATCGTCTTGTTGATGTATCCGGAGCGTCAACAAAAGCCCTTCCCGGAACACCAGATGTTACTTGTCCTTGATTATAATTTGCCATAATCAATTCCCTTTATTTTATTGTTTATAATACGTTACTTCTACTCCCAGAGTTCATAACGGTATCCCACACTTTGTCCATGTTACTCTTCGGTTGAGGAGTAGATTGTCCTTGTAAAACACCAGCACTCTTAGGAGTACTTTGTGCAGTTCTCACTGCATTTAATGTATCAGTATTATTTTGACTAACCCCACTGACATCACGCCATAACTTAACAAGGTTACCTAAACCAACTTGCTCTTTTGGCTGAGTTGAAAATTGAAGAAACTCTTTAATGTCACCATCGGACATCTTGTAGTTATTCCTCAAAGTATTAACAGTATTGTTCAAGTGCATTTCTGTTTGAACTTTTGCCTGTTGCTCTGCCATAGCTTTGCTAATTTTCTGTTCTGCTATTCTTTCCATATCGGATTTTACTAGCTTTCTAGAAGGGGTATCCTTCTTTGGGTCAAAAGCGTCCCAAGGGTTGAAATCGTCTACTAGTTCTGGTGATGATTGTTCTTGACTCGGAGATTCTGAAATATTATCTTGTAATACCTTAACTAAATCAGGTCTCGTCTCTAAAAGATTAACTAAGGGTTCGAATTTTTTCAATTCACTAAGTTCCGCTTGAGAGCGGTCATACATTGATTGAAATTTACGAGCCTCACTTTCTTCATTTAAAGTCGGTTCTTCAATAGCCTCAGCGTCAACCCCTTGCGGTGATTGACCTAAGATACTTTCATTTTCACCAAACCTACTTTCATCAGCAAGCATTGGTTCGACGTTAGCCTCATTATTATCTAAAGTTTCCATGTATATCCTTTCGAAATGTCTCTAGGTTTTACGAGCTGAACTAACTTTATTCGCTTCATTGTTAAGGCGATTAGCTAATTTCTCAACTTCGAGCTTCACTTCATTTTCTAGTTTACTACGTTGTACTCTTCTATCTGCTTTAGAATCTGAATTGACTTCACCAAGTCTAGTCTTGAATTTCTCAACTTCAACTCGCTTTCTGTCTTGTACAGATTCTCTTTGGGCTGTTTGCAAGTCACCTTGCAAATTCTTTAATTGTCCTTGTAGGGACTGAATTTCTTGCATCATTTTTTGTTTTTCATCTGTTCTTTTCATGATGCCTTCTTTATCAAATATTTCTGGGTTCTTCTTTAACACTTCGGTTCTATCAATAATACCCATTTTAAATGCCTCTAAATATACACTAAGTTCTGCATATTTATTAGTAGGCATAGTAGAACCGGGTTCAATTCTAATATCGTGTTGCTGTATATTATACTTTTCTTTCTTTATATCTATAATTGAGTTTGTAACATCATCATAAACATTAACCATAACTTCTGTCAAATCATTGTTTGGTTGAGCAAGTCTAAATAATTTTTTAAATGTGTAATGACCTTTTGAAAGGTTGTATAAAACCTTACCAAGTCTGTTTATAGAAAACTCAATATCTCTTAACTTAGACTTAGGTCTTTCACTTCCTAATGCTATCATTCTTTCTGTACCACGAACTGTATCAGGTGCTTTATCTCCAAAGCCATGCATCATTTCTGGTAGACCAAATATAAAATCTATATAAAACTCTGATTGTTGTATCAATCTATAAAACTCACCTGCTAATGGAGATGGTTGTGGATAGTGTGGTTCACCTTGAGATGAATCTATTTCAATAACAGCATTTGGGTTTGCCCAATCTTGCTCTAACTGAGATATATCATCTACACTTCCAAGTGGTACTAATAGTTTTAATCCAGCAGAAGCTTGAGCATGAGATAATGCTAATGACCATAATTTATTTAACAGTTTTTGCATTGGTTTTGCTCTAGATATATCAGATTTAGGATAAGGTGTTCCTGTCCATATATTTGGTAAAGGTATTATTGGATACACATCTGTATTTAAAATTTGTTCATATAATACAATTTCTCCTACTGATGCACACACTTTAATTCTTGTTTGCTGAACTGGTGCAATCGTAAAAATACCAGTTTCTATTAAGTCAAGGTTTTCTTCTGAAAATACGGCAAACTCTTCTTCAGACATAATCATCTCTGATGTATCTTGAGTGTTTATAACATAATAAAAGTTTACCTTTGTCTTATAAAATCTTTCTAATATCTGATATTTTCTAACATCCATGTAGTCTTTATCTTTTACATCGGCTGGTGTAAAAGCAACAACAGAGTTTTTGTTTTGAGATGCTGGATAATCACTTCCTTCAATATCATGATACTCTGATATTTCATTGATTAGACCGGGTATTTCTTCACCTGTCTCTGGGTCGGTTTGGTCTGCTAATTGAGGGTAGAGGTTAACGAGTTGTTCTTGGGTTAATACGGTAGACAATATGATACCATCAGCATCATCGTGCCAACGGTTTCTAGAAGAAGGAGAGACATATACTCTAAAAGGGTCTAGGTATGTAAACTTCACGTCACCTCTACCAAAATCTGATTCTGTATCTATATAAGCATATAAATAACCCAAGCCTGTTGTAGCATAATCATGTATTGCTTGTTTCATTTGTGAATCACCATCTGATGATTGCCAAACGTATCCCATGATTGTTCTCCATATAGATGCAGTTTTTACATCTGAATCTTCTCTAGGGGTTATTGTAAATGCTGGGGGTCTTGCTGTTAATACAGCTTTAAATTTTTCTACTGCCGCAGAAGTTCTGTCCATTGGGACATCTGCTTGGTTTCTTGATGCTAACTCTGATGACTCATCTTCTGTAAAGTGATTACCTAAATAAAAATCAATGTCTTCTCTAGCTTCTGTATCCCAATCTGAACGAGCATCTCTCCATTGTCTGAAAAGTTGTTCGTTATATTCTGCTCTTTGGTCTTTTTCCATCTTAATCTTTCATAGACGGCAGTCTACCAAATCTATATTGTTCGTAAGCTCTTAATAAAAGGTCATCTAATATTGTCATTCCAAAAGGCTTGTCTGGGTTTGGATTATTTCTAAATTTATCTTCTTCAGGAGATAATTCAATTCTTTTAGGAAGATTTTCACCTGTCATAGAAGATTCTAATAATTCACTTGCTAATATCTTATTAAATTCATCCATACTCATACCAAATAAAGAATCTGCTATCTCACCACCTTCTTGCTTGCCTTTAACATTTCTTAAATTAATGTTAAAATACTTTAACAAATCTTTAGCTGCTTTTATTCTTTCTTTTTTTGGCAGTTTTATAACTTCTTTAGCCATGTCGTTAATATTGTAATAACCACCCCTCATATTACTTGCATAGTCAGCATCAACTATATCTCCTAATTTTACACTTCCAGATGGATTCATATTTCTAGTTAACTTATTAGTATATTTTTGTAAATAACCTTTGTTAATTAAATCCATTGCATCAAAAGATTCTGGTCTTCTTTCTAAAACTTTATAATCTTTATAGTCGTATAAGTTTCTTGATGGGTTTTGCATTACTTTTCTACTAGGAGCAACGCTCATTTCGCTTGCTATTTTATCTAAAACTTTTTGTTTACCTTTGTCTGGTGCTAAACTTGCAAATTTCTTAGCTAAAGGTGCTAACTTACCAGTTTGCTTTATAGAACCCATAGCACCACCCGGCATTACAGAATCTATAATAGTATTTAGTATTTCTTGATTTTCGGCATCTACTCTATCGGCATCTACCATTGATAAGTTACTTAAAGGATTTTTTTTTTGGAGTTCAGAAATTTCTAATAAAGCTAATAGATTATCTAAATTAACAGATGTGGCATCTACATCCCCACCTTCTTGATAACCAGACATTTTCTTTTTCTTTTTAACACTACCACCATACATATATTCATCAACCATTCCTCCACCCATATAGTTATCAACAGAACCTCCGCTCATATATTCATTAACAACTCCACCACCCATCATAGGTTGCATTTGTGCTAATGCGGCTTGTGATATTAATGCATCAATATTTGAATGTGCTGAATTATCTGATACGGCGTTTAATTGTTCTAGAAATGGTTTACCTAACATCTTAGCTGATTCCCTTTTAATTACAAACTCACCGGGAGTTAACATTGTTGGTACGGTATCTGTAGTACTACCCGGCATTAGTCTCTTACCTCAAAATGAGGAAAATCGTCGAAACGGTTGTCCATTACTTGGAAATCCATATCCCAGTCTCCGCCCCATCTTAAACGAATGCCCATGCCCCTAGCAATACCAATGACAAAACCAGCAAAAAGAGTTTGTCGCTCCCTGTCTTCCCAATCAACAGGATAAGGGGTAACGTCAACGGCTTTAGAAGGACTAGAGTTGTGCCTACCGTTAGGATACTTAACTTTTGTACGACCTTCATCATATAATTTATTCTGCCTTTCTTTACTACGATGACCCTCTAGTATAGAGCAGTCAACGTGTTTAATTACCTCATTGAAAACATCTTGAAGTTGCTTGTCACAACTTTTAAGACGTTCCTTTGATTTCTTAGAGTATCTAGGCATTCATTAGATTATACGAATAAATAGGTTATTAACAAAACAAATATATTATATTTTTGAACCAGTAATCCAGTTATATGCTTTTTTTATTTTGTAAACATCAAAGTCATCTTTTTTAGTAGTAATTTCGTTTTTATCCATCTTTTCAGTTCTTGGGGGTCGAGCAAAGTAGTCGGCGTAATATAGACCATCCATCAAGTCATCATTTCTTGGTTTTGGATGTTCAAAGAACTCATCCATTAATTCTGTCATATGTCTATAAACGTGTAGTTTTTTAGAGTTAACAATTTGTCCTAACGCCGTTTCTAGTCTATCTTCTTTCTTTACTCTTGCAGGAGGTTTAACACCTTTAAACAATCCCGGCATTAATCTTTTTTCTGTAGCAGACATTCGTGTTACCATATCTCTTACCATTTCTTGTGCCGCAACTGTTTCAATGGTTACTCTACGTACAGGAGAGTATTTCTTTGCATACTCAATAATTTTTGCAGGAACATCAAAAGTTGGTATACGTTCCCTAAAGTAATCTAAAACATATCTGTTTTTATGTGCATCAATACCCATAACCATAATTACTTGAAAGTCTGATGTTTCTGATGCAGTAGCCGCTAGGTCAACTCCAATATAAACATTGATTGGTATAGCGTCACTACCTTCAATAATGTAAGGCATATTGTTTTCTTTTTTAAATACGCCATTGTAGTATTGTATTCTATCTATTTTA